GTTAACGACATCAAACTTACTATTTGCAGGGTTGTGAAAGATATGTTCAAAGTGGCACTCTATAGGTATTTTACCACATTCTTTAATTTCCTGCCATATCTTACCGGCAACATCTTCAGGACAACTTACTGAATTAGGCAATGCTGTTCCTTGAAAATGAACAACTACAAACGGATTATCTTCTATTTGAACATTAGCATTAAATACTTCAAGATCAAGAGCTACAGGATCTATACCAATTTCGTCAATGCAACACTTCTCTGCCTTTGTCAAATCAGTTCCTTCCGACATAGGAAAATCTAAACTGAATACTAAATCATATCCTTCGCCTTCTTTATCCATTGTATCGCCAAAGATATGTTCTTGTCCTGCTTCTACATATAAATCAATCTGGCAATCTTTCTCATACTTTTTTCTTAATACATCAAGTATAGGCAAGAACATTATAGTATCACCAAGTCCGTGTCCAAACCTAATCAATGCTTTTTGCATTAAGCCACCGGTTGCTTTTAATTCTTCATCAATATAATCAACTAATTTTTTCTTTTTGAAATCTGTTATCATAATTTTAACATTCCACCTTCATAATAACTCTTTACATTATCTGCTATCATATAGGGTTGAATTATAGCAAAGCATTTAGGCACTTTGCCTTGTTTAGTTTTTACTAGGTTTCGACAAAACCCCTTCGATCCACCTAACCAACAACCATTCCATTCACAGCAAGGCAACGATCCATTTGAATACATATATTTCATATGAGGATACAAATGCCATCTAACATCTTCTTTGCCACCCATTAAAACTACTGCCGGCTGTTTCAACGCTGCTGATATAACTGATTGAAGTGATAAAGGACCTATCGTTCCACTAGCCCAATAACATAACCGGATATATTGCCTTGTATCTGTTTTTCCTACTAAATTAAGAACGCCCTTTAATGGTGGATGGATATGATCCTTATGTCCTACTTGGACTATCTTAACTTTACCATTAAAATACTCATTTAACAAATCAACTACTTCTTGCCAACGATGATATTGTTTTAATTCGTTATCAGGTTTTCTACCTGCATTTATTATCCAAAATGGACCTTTCCAATTAAACTCAGTTATAACTTGGTTTATCCAACTCTTCTCTAAATCACTAATCCATAATTCCGGCAAGATCCCTGTTTTCTTAATTTTAATTTTAAGTTTCTTTTCAAGATCGTGTCTATATGCTTCTACCCAATGTTGCTGCAATCTTCCACAATTATGTATCTCTTCGTAATGAACATCAAAGACTTCTACTCCTTCATCACCTTCTTTTAATGGAGTTATATTAGGATTGTTTTCAAATAGTTCGGCTGATGGTGTCCTCACATCTATTTGCCAATCAGGAAACGTTGCCTTTAGATCGGCAATAGGCCTTGTTAGTGTGAGTATATCACCTGGACTCTGATGTTGTTGTAATATAATTTTTCTCATAAAATGGTGGGAGTAAGCCGGATCTTTATAAAATTAGATCCGACCACTCCCATATTTTACTTACCGTAAAGAACTGATGTCACGTCTTGTCTTGGTGGACATTCAGGATTTCCATATTTTATCCTGTGATATCCATACTTCTTAAAGAACAGGTCAAGAGTTTTCAAAGTGAAGTAGTGCAGATGTTCACCAGGTTTGAAGTGCTTCCACGTTTCCAGTTTAACGCCCTTTGGCTTTATAGGAACGGTGATCGCAACAAACCTTGCGTTAGAAAGCAAAGAACCTATGGAATTGAAGTTTGGTATATGTTCCAAAACGTCCCATAGGCATATTAAGTCATATTGCTTTCTATTGATCCCAGTTTGTGGATAGTTCCCTATATCGTATGTATCAACTCTTTTGTCTTTAGGCCTGAAAGCCCTAAACCAACCAACGCCAGATCCGTAATCTAATACAGTCCTTGCTTTAGTTTCTTTGACAAAAGACCACCTTATCTTTGCAATGTCCTCTGCTGATCTTGAACAATTACGAAGATATCCCTCAAAATAATCTAAATTGTATATACTTCCTTCCATAATACACCTTCCTTTCCGAGTAATAGGAGCTGTTATCCAGTTTTGGCTGAACGAACAGCCCCTATGTAAACTCTAAATTAAGTTGACGTGCTTGACGAACTACTACTGAAACTTGAACTACAACTACTAAATGAAGATGAGCTACAAGAGCAAGATGAACAAGAACTGAAAGAACTTGAACAAGACGAACTTGAGCAAGAACTACTTTCAGATATGTCGCTATAAACTATTAGTCCATTAAAATTAGCTTTACAAGCAGCAGTTCCATCAATTTCAACTCTTACGCTTAAATTAGCTTCGATCTGAATAGGCGTTTCAAATGTTTCTTGAAAATTACCTACCCCAACTGTGACTTGAAAATGAGTTGCTTCTAATGTGCCACTTTTATCTTGAATGACCTTTAATATAGAAGCTGCCTTGTCGGAAGATCCGGAAACACCTGTAATTAAAATCTTTTTTAGATTACCAGGTGCTGCCTGATACGCTGATGCTAACGTAGCGTGTGTATGTGTTTTTGAAATCTCTTTTGAACCTTGGACTTTATACATAATTTTAATTTTATTATTTTAACACCGACCTTTAATATAACTATCTAATCTCTGCCCTTCTGTAATCAGTCAGAGCAGAGTTAGACAACTACTTGATGTCTTTTTGATCCGATTTTTCAATGTTCTCAATTACTGGCTCAATTACACCACTAGAAATTAACTCTTTAACTGCAACTCTCATCTTTCTATTTTCAATATCAATTTCTAATTCTCTACCTGCTTTGTAGTAAATGCCATCGTGTTTGATTGGTGATAATGCTTTGAATTTCATTATTTTACCGGAACAACGACTATAAAGGCATAGCAAGAATCTGCATTAGCATTCTGCACAACCTTCAAAACGTTGCCCTTGCTTTCTTCCCAATTAGCATTATCAATACTTGCTGCTCTTGCCAAGGCCTTATCAGATGAGATGTCCATAGCATTAGTGATAGTGTTTGCATCGTTATCTTGAATAGTTGCAGTAGCACCACCTTGTGCAGCAGCTGCAATTACATAAGCATCAATTACTCTTACAGCATTTTTCAATGTATAAGTAAAAGTTTTGGCACTTGTTCCAGTAGCATCAATCGCAATTACATAAGGAATGATTTGCTCATCATTGGAAGTATCCCAAATCTTTAAGAATGAGGCATCGAATATAACTTTCATTTTTTGTCTAATAACTCCCATAAAGATAAACCTTATTTAAGCAACAGCATCTTTGATCAAATACGCAGCATCTACAGTTAGAACCTCTCTGGTGTAGAAATCGTGAACTCTAACAAACGTTCCTTCTCTGACTTTATCATACCATTTGTCTACAGATTTCTTGTGTTGGAAGTGATAACCAAAGCTAACTTGTTTTATACCAGGTCTTCGAGTTTTATACATAACCCAAGCATACTTACCCCAGATATAACCAAGAGCATCTGATTGACCTTCAACCGCAGTATTTCTTCCGGCAGCACCTAACAAGACTTGATCAAGGTCCAACAGATCTGCTAATGCAGCTGCTGTGAACTTGCCAAAGCCACTATACTTAATTCTTTCAATTAAGTCAGGGTGATGCTTTAGCTTATTCCAAGTTTCTTGACCCATAACTAAAGTATTGGCAGCTTTGAAGATCTTTGATCTTACGCTTTCAATACCCGTTTCAATATCACCAATAGGATCGGAGTTCTCGTAATCACTCCATTGATCTGTTCCAGAAAGAGTAGTGTTGTTTGTTAAGTTGGCAGTATTTTGCATATAAGTAGCTAAGTCGTATTCTTTCTCAATCATCAATCGTTCTGATACATTTTCTGTTGCATCAATTTCAGGACTTAATGGACTTTCAGCTTGAGTTTTTAATTCGTCAGGGACAAGCTCGACTAGAGCGTGATCATCACAATTAAAGGCTGTGCTAAAAGATAGACCATAGCCTACCTCTTTTGAAGCTGAACCCATAGCTCTTAAAGAACTAACTTTTCGGAACTTCGCTTTATCATACACATAAAACTTACCGGTTAACTTTTTGGTAGGAAGGACTGGAAAGATTTGTTCTGCAATATAGTCGGCATTTTGATATGCCATAGAAACATTAGATAAAACATTGTCGTATTGGATGTCGTGTAATGTTGGTTTCATATGTTTAACTAGTTACATTAACAAACCTATCAATCAGCATCTCGATGATATCACTTGCTGTTCCGCAAGCCTCTAATGCCATACCCAAACAAAATTCATAGTTGGCATCGTATTCTTCTGCTTGTCCAGAACTATCTGAAGTAATGTAATCACCTGCAGCTATTCCTGTATCAGAAGCGATAACCTTAGTAGTTCCGGCTACTCTAACTAGAGCAGCTTCGCCTGACTCTGGCTCGTTCTGTAAAACACCAATAGCTTTCCCATTAGCACCACAAACATCAACTGTTTGGTCAGCACTTAAATAAACAATGTAATATTGCTTATCACTCAAATCTGCACCTGCTGTAAATGTTATGTCTAATATACCTGCTTGTTGACTCATAATAATAGGTTTTAATTAAATATCTCAATAAGTTCGACTATACTTAATGCCTTCCTGTTTTTTACTAGGCTAACTGCTCTGCTAAATCTGGGTTTTCAGCAAGAACGAGGTCTAAACTCTCACGATAAGTTCTTTTATCATTGGTTTTCATATCTGCTTCAACCAACTTATTGATCTTCTCGGATGGAGTCCCTTCAATACCGGCTTCGTCTTTGCCTATTTCACTAAACAAACCAGACTTTGGCTTTGGCAATTCGCCAACAATCTCTTTGAACTTTTCTGCCTGATCTGAAGACAGGGAGAGTAAGAAACTTACTACCTTATCTTTAGACTTAGATAGAATAAGTCCGTTTTGATTTTTTTCACCAAAGGTCATTGACTCAACATAAGTCGTTGCTTTCTGACTTCTCAATTCTGCCATAGCTTTAACTCCTTCTTCTGCATTAGCTGTCAATAGGTTTAACTTTGCTTCGCTTAGTTGGATCATACCTTCTGAGCCTTCTTTCTTTTCTTCTTCTTCTTCTTTATCTTTTTTATCTTCCGGCTCTTCTTTCTTTTCTTCTTCGCCACCTTGATCGCCCTTTTCTTCTTCTTCTTCCTGTTCCTCTTCTTCAAATACTAACTTGAACTTTTCTACTTCAGCTTCGCTTAATTGTTCTTTGTGTTTCTTTAATTCGGCCTTCTCTTCATCAGTTAAGTCTTTGAACTCTTTTGCTAAAATATCTTTTAATGTTTCCATCGCTTTAATTGCTATTTCGGAAAACACGATAGCTTGTAATCCCTTAAAGTAGGGAGTATTAGTTATCGCACCACCGACTAGCACATTTTTATAAATCTTTCTACTTTCAGGGTCTTCATAGGTGGAGTAGAACTCAGGACTAAAATACTTAAATACTTTTTCTTTTAGTAGCTGACGACCTTTAACTGTCCATTCCACTTTCGCCCACAAACTGTTTCCCTTAATAACCAATTTTCTAAACCAACCGACTGCACCATCTGTATTGTTATGCTCGATGTTAATAGGTAGATCTTTTCTAATCTTTGCATTAAAGTTTTCAACAAAATCCTGCAAATCACTATCTGTAATTTTCATCATACCATAAGATGGGTGATCCCAGTCGCCTTCTTGTAAAATCTCTATATCCTTTGGTGGCTCTTTGAACTCTGCCATCTCAATAGGATTTATGTAATTTGTAATTTTCTTTCTTTTCATAATTTTATTATAACACAATGTTATTTTTCAACCAATAGCTCTGGGTGATTTTTAACTACATAGGAGTCTTTCCTTACCATTGGCTTATTCGGTTGCTTAACTAAATTGACCATACCACCCCATCTCTCTCTTAATGATTTTGGCACTCCAGTGATCGGTGGCTTAACAGCTTCGCTTGTTGTGATCTCAACCCATATTCCTCTACAACCGGAATGGACTGAGTCCATTTGAAGCATCCTATCATTTTTTTTCAAGATCCGTCCGTCTATCGATAAGCAATAATCACAAGTCCTACTATCTAACATCTCACTTCTTTGAACTGCATAGATATCACTCTTATACTTTGTCATCGTCCTTCGCCTACCTTGATTGATACTTCCTGATACAACAATCGGTGCAACGTTTCGCCAATTACTATCAACTGCTTTTTTAATTATTCCGGCAGTCAATGCCAATGTCTGTGGCTTTGTCTTTCCTTGCTGTAGATTGCCTAACATCGTTGTCTTTGCTTTACCTACTATATCATTATTCATTTTATCAGTAATAGCTGTAGCTTGTAAAGACATATTACTAACATCACTAGCCTTTGCAGTAGGAACTATCTTTTTCATTTCGTGTGCTACTGATGTTTTGCCAAACTGATAATTATCTTTCATCGCAGTTAAAATTGCAGATCTGTATTTGTCTTGATACTTCATTGAAAGAGCAGCTATCCGTCTATTCCTTTCATTAGAGTTTGTCGTGCTAAGTATTCTCTCTATCTGTAGAACAAAATCGTCTTTGCTCCCTTTTAGTATATCCTTTAATTCTTTTTCAAGCAACTTTTCTGATAAAACCATTTTCTTATTGATCGTCTTAAAATTAACCTTTTGTTCTGCGAATGTATATTGTCGCCAAGGCTCCCAGAATAATAACTTATCACTTGACTCTTTTATATCTTCTTTTGGATCTGTCTTTGATTTTTCCTCTACCTCTGCTTCATCTGTTTCTTCTTTTTCAGGAAGATCCATAACTTCTCTCATATAATCTTCTAATTTTTCATCTTGAGTAATTATCTTAGCATCGGTTAATGATTTCAACGACTTGGTTAATTTCTCATAATCAATTACTCCAATACTACCAAACTTTAATTTAGGATAGTTCTGAACATTATAATTCAAATCAACTAACTGCTGAACAGCGTATTTGTTTATTACATCTTGAAGCTGTTTTGCAATGGCAGTTAAATTATTATGAAAAGTAGTTGATTGATCTACGCTTAATGCTCTTGATCCACTTGGACCTGATCCTAAATCTAAAAACTGAGCTAATACACTCATCAGCATTTCACGATTATATCTTGATATCGTTTTGTCAGGATCTTTAGCACCTGATGCTTTAGGATCTGCAAACTCAAACTCCCAACCGAATGGAAGAACTAAATAAGCTTCTTCGTTAGCCCTAACATTTTTTAATATCTCTATGGCTTTAGCCTTATCTGCTTTAGTATATTCTGCAGGTAGCTTAATCGTTGGAATACCTAATCCTTGTCTTTCAAAAGCGATAGCATTTATTTTCTCAATAGTTTTCTTAAAATACCAAGGCCGGTATGCACTTCTTAATATAGATATACCTGACCAGTTGTCACCTTCTTTATCATTTACGAATACAAGCAACTTATCCATTGGTATTGATACTTCACCGGCAGCAGTAGTTAGCTGAGTAATACCATCTTCGTTTTCTTTCGTTTGCCATTTCATTACCGTTTCCGGCAATCTTGGTGCAAACTTTTTCCAACCTATCCTACCTTTTCCATTAAAATCAATATCAGTAAATACCTTTTCAAATATCATATAACCGAATGGCAACATTAAAAGAGCTTGTCTTAAAAAGTCGTCCCAAGTAATACTCATCTTATTCATTAAATTGTCCTCTACAAACTCTGCTATTTCAATATCTATATCATCTTCACTAGCCGGTTCAACAAACCACTTCGTTGCTCTGATTGGAAGTTGACAAGCTAAAAGAGCAGCTTTCACTACTCCGTCTGACTTACGCATTTCATCATAAGTTGTTATTCCATTTGATCCGGTTAATTCAGGAACATAATCAGTATCAGTTAAATATCCACCGACGATAGATGTTCCAGAAGCTCCAATCTCTTGATTTTTTTTGATAGAAGTTGTTTTAACTTCCTTGAACAATTTGATTTCGTATCCAAATAGTTTCATATTATTTATTTTAGAACTTCCTATCCAATAGTCCACTTGTAATTGTCTTGACATCTCTTTCTTTTCCTATGTCAGATAAGTGGCCTGTCCTTGGTCTATTAAAATGTTTTAATGCACAGATCGTAGCATCTGGGATATGATCATCTTTCTTTAATGGCTTGTCAGATCCTTCCTGATATCTATATCTTTTATGTTGCCAGATTGCCGTCTTGAACTTCTCTGGTATTATAAACCATTTCTTCTGAAAATGCGATCTATAGCTTCCAAGTAATTCTTCTTTGTCTTTTGAAAATACAACCTCTACTACTATTGGCTTGATTTTTATTATACCACTATTATACGCATCGTTCAACTTTTTACGCAAGTCCTCGTTCTCAAACTTACCGGCACTATCAGCATAGATGTATTGCCTTGGTCTTTCTTTCAGTAATTCTATTATATCTTCAACAATAACATCTAATCTAACTTGTGTATAGTTTCTATTGTCTAAAAGAACTTTCTTACTATCTTTCCAATTCATCAGATCAACTATTGATGTCATCGAACTGAAACCCCAGTCAATTCCTAATACACATTCAGCATCTTTGATATATCTAATCCCAAGATCTAATAACTTGTCCTGCTTATAAACACAGGCATCTACATCTTCAGGGTCATTTACCAATCCGGCCTGAGATGGTCTTTCGCCCATATACTCTACTAAGAAAAAATCATAAGATGCTTTTTCACGCCACGCTTGTATTACATTCTCTATGGGTATCCAACCTTCAGGATCTCCTGTCTTTCCTTTACTTAGTTTTCTTAATTTGTCAAGGTCATCGATCTCTCTATTTAATTTTTCATCGTCCCATATAGCAGGATTAAACTTTTTCGTGACATCGAACATATCCCAACTATATCTAGTATAACCTTTTTCATCTGCTTTGTCCCATATGTCTTGGAAGATACCGAAGATCTTATGGAATGTTGAAGTCAAGATTATAGCAGAGTTTTCAGAGCTGTCAACCATAGGGATCGCTGCTTCTACTAATTCATCTTTACACTCGCATACTTCATCACCTAACAAAACATCTGGGTGAGGACCTCTAACTTGTCTTGGACTAGCCGGAACACATTTTACATAATTACCGTCTTGGTCAATGGTATGTTGCATCAATGGTGGCTTATCCAAACTCGCTAGTATTGTAGCATTGCAGTTTAAGTAATTCAATATGTAATTATAAACAATCTTTGCTTGAGCAAATGCACCACCCATATCTATTACTTTTCTCTTTTTGAAAAACCATAGAGAGAAGGCTAACGCTGATAACAACTGCGACTTACCTCCACCCCTTGGACCTTTCAAAATTGCTCTATTGATCTTTCCTGAATATATATCTAAAAAGATTTTTTTAAGAACTAGAGGCCATTTGAACTCCGGTATGAACCTATGAAAAAACTGAACAGGCATTGTGTCATAGGTTTCCTTGATGTTCCTTGTCGTCATCGTGTCCGACATTGCTTGTGTCAGTTTGTCTAGATATCTCGTCTTTGATTGCGGTAATTCCGGCAAGGTATTTGAATATTTTTTTTCTTTGTTCTTCATTTGCGTTTTCTAAAGATCCTAATAACTCTTGATCGTCCTTTGTGAAAGCAATTCTCTCTGTAGCTTCACCCCTTAATACTTGATAAACTTCCCAGACTGCTTTGAAACCAAAGGGATCAATGTATGGTGGAACCAATATAGGATTTCCATCAGGACCTGTAATTATATGCCCAAGCTTATCTGTCATTGGCTTTCCCTTAGATCTATTGGCAAACTGATTGATCCAAGACTTACAGATATTCATTAGTGTTTTATTCTCTAATACAACTTCATCTATAATATCTGCTTTTTCTTTAACTTCTTTTGTTGTATCCCAATGCTTTAACTTCTCTTGCCACTTATATTTATCTGACCAAGATTTAAGAGTAATAAGTTTAGGAACACCCCCCCTACCCTCTCTAATACTCTTAGCATACTTCTGGCATAACTCCTTTTCTAACCTTTTCAAGCTACGCTTACCTCTAAGCTGAAAATACATCAAAAACGCTTCAGATTGCCTGACTAACAAAGGACCCTTAGTTTTTACTTTATCATCACTCATATAAATTGCTTTAAGAACTTAATGTCCTTACTATTTACAATAACATCTTTCTCTAATTTTTTCCAGTTAAATCTGAACTCCCACAGCTTATGCTTTTTATGATACATTATCTTCATATACTTTTGATATGGCATATAGAGTAATTTTATCTGACCCTTAGTAAAATCCTGCTTCTTATAAAATGTATTTGCACCACCTTCAGCTGCTCCCATTTTATGTAGAAACATATAATCATACCAACTTAAAACTCTTTGTTTGTTTATTATCAACCTTGCTGTTATCTCATAATCATTGAATAGCATTAGTTTCTCATTGTAATTTCCTATTGCTTTGATCTTCTCTGCATTCATAAACCCCATTCCCCAAACAGCAGTATTCCTTTTGAACTTTGACTTATGATACCAATTATGCCCACCGAATGATACACCTAGTTGAGCAAGTTCGTATCTATCCATTATCTCTTCACCTTCTTTAGTAAAATCATCAATATCAAAATCCTTTTTATCCTTGCGTTTTAATCCAAATATATCATCATCAACAAACAAAAAATACTTTTCACCTTGCTCTATGGTATAGTCCACTATCTTTCTTAAAACAAATCCAAAGCCCATATCGTTTTTATCTATACAAACTATCTTCTTATCACTATGCTTTTCCTTGTATTTTTCTAAATCTTGTGGCTCTACAAATATAACCGGATACTTAAAGATCTTCAAAGCTGTCATTCCATCTACTCTATTTTTGCTTGGCATTGCTATAATCATATTTTTGCCTTTTTATAATTATACTTATAAACTACATTCCCTTTATCATCTTTACCTACTGGCTCTAATATGCCTTCAAAATACTTATAAGGACTTGTTGCTTTTTTAATGTTGTTCCAGTTAAACCTTAACCAATCTAATAATGTAAAGTTTCTATATCTTTCTTCTTGTTTTGTATTAAGAGCCGGAACTAATTTTATTTTAGATAATGCTTCTGCTTGTTTTGGATCTTCATTGACTAAATCATCAAATGTTATTATGCCATTTTTCTTAGCTATCTGCAAGGCATTAGTAAATTGCACTTTATTCCAACCACTAATGTTTTTATTACTATTCAATACTCCACAACAATTTCCTGAACAAGACTTTTCTTTATGATGAGCATCTGATATCAATAATCCCATTTTATATTTCTCGCAAAGTTTAACCAACTTCTGAACAAATGGCTTTTTAAGATTATAGTTCAATCTCAAGTAACCAGATCCTTTGGTATTCTTTTTGTAATACTTTACAACATCATACCCAAGCGTTTTGCTCATTAAATTATATTTTGCTTTTATATTTTCTTTCTTACTAACTCTCATTTCCAAACACATAAACTCTGCACTAACACTTTGACAACCTGCTTCTTTCCCTTTTCTAACTAAACTCTCTAATGTTTTTTCAGTTAATCCTATTATAAAAGGCCTTATTCTTAAAGTAGTTAATGTCCCTACATCTGATAATGCCCTTAGAACTTCAAACCTTCTATCAGGACTTGAAACACCTGCTTCAAATATCCTTGCTTTATCTGTTTCATCAGTAATTATACTTGCTTTATAATGCCACCTATCACCTGCTTTTTTGAACTCATCAAGATATCTTTTATCTCTCAAGATCAAATCGCCTTTGGAACTAAAACTAATTGGATATTTAATTTCATTAAAGAACTTTAATAATTCAAGACCTACTCCCATTCTCTCTTCAAACGGACAGAACGGATCTGATAAACCTCCCCATTGTAATGGCATTCTTTGCTCGATAAAATAGTTAAGAGGACTTTTTGTTTCTAATCTAAATAGTTTTTTTATTTTATCTACATTCACAGAATGAACTTCTTTTTTATTATAAGCTTCTTTGCTGTTCCCTTTTGCTCTTTGAAAACCGGAAAAGCAATAAAGACAAGAAAATCCACAATTCGAGTATTGATCAAATGTCAATGGAAAAGCACAATCCAAAACCTCATAAGTAATTCGAGGACTATCGTAGTATTTTATTTCATTCTTCATTTTTGTTTTTTTCTATTAGCTTAATTAGTTTTTCAATATCAAGGTTTTTCTTCCTTGTCGTTTGAAAATAATTATGGACTATATCATACTGCTCTTTATTCTCTGCCCAGAAACATAATGGCACTCTTTCCTGATGCCCTAATTTATCATCAATTTCTTCAACTCCCATTTTGTTTATATCATCATTAACATCGAATAGATCAAACTCCTGAGTATTTAATATCTGATTTAATTCAATATCTTCAAATCCGGTTAGATCTGTATCAATATCTAATGCTGATATCTGAGAAACTAACTTGCCTAATTTTTCTTGATCCCAGTCACCTATCAATTTATTAAGAGCAAGGTTTAATAACTTCTCTTTGTTTTTGTCAAGCTCAATATAAACAACCGGCACTTCTTTCCAACCAAGATTTTTTGCAGCAGTTAATCTTTGATGTCCACCTATAACAACATTATCTTTATTAACAACCAATGGCTCAACCATTCCAAACTCTGTTAATCCTTTTTCTAACTTACTTCTTGTTTCATCGTCCATTACTCTCGGATTATAATCTGCTAATTTTAAGATCTTTATATCTACATATTCAATTTTAATTTGATTACTCATCTTTTGTATTTTCTTTATTATTTGCTTCTTCGACCTTTTTATCTTCTTGTTCAAGCATTTCTGTGGCATCTATCATTTCCTGAATTGCTATTGCTTGACGTCCTTCTGCTACTACAATAATTTTAGAAGAAAAATCTATTTTATACTTTCTAACATTTTCTTTATGTTCTTCTAAAAAACCTTTTTTTCTTTCTTCTAACTCTTTATCTTTTTTGCGTTGAAATAAACGCTGTAATGATCTTAATGTTGCCATAATTATTTATACTCTTTGGCTTTTTCTAATGCCTTCCAAACTAATGGTCTTAGAAATAACCCTTTGTATTCTTTATACTGACTATTATCTTTATGCTTAACTCTTAACATCCAATTAGCCATATCTTCGTGTGCATTATACACTTGGATATCCCAATAATGTTTTCTTAATTCATCAAGCATCTCTTCTATTCCTTTTTCTGGGTCCATTTTTACTCACCCCCTTTCATTTTTTTTTCAAACTCAATTCTTCTATCATTAAAACATTCCTTACAAAGACCATCAATGCTATCTCTATAAAATAAGAAACAGCCACAATCTTTGCAACGATTTTTATCGCATATTTCACAAACCCAATAGAACTTATATAATCCTATTTTTCTATAACTTGTTAATTTTCCACAAAACTTGCATTTTTCCATAATTTTAATTAGTGGCTTTTGATGGCATCTATCCCTACGTGGCAGAATAGATTTTTCAAATATTTAAGAGATTGGATACAGAAGAATTATAAACTGCTCCAAGAAAAAAATTACCTTACTCACCACAACGATCTTATCCAATACCAAATTCTTTTTAATAAACTAGGTCTTACTATCTTTATATCGCTACCCCCTATATTACTTGACAGCTCTTTAATTTTCTGATCTATAGTTTTCATTACAGGCCTTGCTCTCTTAGCCCATTTGTCTTTTTTAGGATTTTTTAATCCGGCTATAAATCTTCTCTCTCTAATTTGTTTTTGTTTTTCGCTTAACATATATTTATTAGTGTTATTGTGTAGTTCATTTTGTTATATTAATAGTTTTTGTTTAATTTTACCCATAGCACAATCTAATATATATTTTCCTATCTCTGGCTCTACACAATTTCTTAATAATAATCTTTTATCAACTCCTTTATATTTTGATAAATCATAATCATATAATTTTTCAAAATCACCAATTGTATAAATTCTTACTGGACTTTTACTATACTTCTTTGATTGCTGAGATATTCTACTAGATTTTATTTCTATATTTCCTATATAAAAATTAGACCAATACCAATGCCTACCAACAGTTTTATGTTCTATTAATGGTTTATAATAAGCTGCCACATTTTCTATTACCCATTTACCTTTGAAATGTTTATCCAATAAAATTATTTCTTCATACAATTTCATATCAGGATATATTGGTTTTACTTTTCCACTACAAACTCCTAATCCATATCTTACTCTACTATGTGTCGGACAAGGTGGACTACTCCATATAAAATCAAACTCTTTATAATGGTCTAAAAGATATTGATGAGCATCTGCGACTATGACCTCGTCTTGTGGAAAGAAGTCCTGATATATCTTTGCTATCTCTGGGTTATTTTCTATTGCTGTTATTTGGTGTCTTTCCCATAGTTTTCTATTGCCACCAATTCCAGCATAAAGATTTAGTATTTTCATATATTTATTAGTGCGATGTTATGGTTTGGTTTATTATATTAATGGTTTTTGTTTTAATCTTTCTTCTGCTATTTTACAATATTCTTTACTTATTTCTATTCCGATAAAGTTTCTGTGTAGATTTTGACAAGATAGTGCTGTCGTGCCACTTCCCATAAATGGGTCAAGGACTATTCCTCCTGTCGGTGTTCGAGTTAGGGTGCATAGGTATTCCATTAATTTAATTGGTTTAACTGTTGGGTGGGAATTACCTTTAGTTCCTTCAATTTGTTTCATTTCTCCTCCATTGTTCCAACGATATTCTGGTATATCAAACTCCTCACACCCAGCATTTCTTTCACTCTTACTAGCTTTAGGACAATAGAAGAATCTACTTGGTTCTCCTAGTTGTTTAGCAGCTTCTTCATCTAGTAGTATATTAGCAGGGAATCTACCAGATGGTAATTCTCCCTTACTGTCTGGCATTTCATAGCTTGTACCATTCCCTTTTATTCCACCTCCATGTCTTTTCCTCCCCTCTGGTAATTCACTCCCTATCCTCGCACCATCTATGTTAATTCCTGCTACTCCCCATTTCATCGCGTTGTTTGCATAAGTTCCGTCATTGGGTTTCTGACAAACAAGGATTGGTTCGTATGCTGGCTTAAGTCCGTGAGA